GGTCTTATCTGTTATCATACTAGAACCATCCTCGAACTTAACAGTGCCAGACCATAATTGGTGTAGCTTCTGCATCAGCTTTGCTGGTGTTTCAGCAAGAACAACCTTTTCCTTACCTTCTATTACAAGATCCTTTTCTAGCTTATTACAGAGCTTCTGAGTGACTTTTGACATGTCAACGGTAAGAACCTCCTCATCGATACTTGTTGTGAATCCTGCTGCCTTCTGTGTGAATGTAATCATATATCTAGAAACATCTTTCATTATACTTGACTCTATCCCATGAGAATAATCGTTTACCATTAGGCCATTGATGTTCTTCTTATATACGTTGACATAATCATTCGCCCATTTATAGAAGCTAGGATACATAGCGAAAGGACTATAGTCAGATACCCAAAACTGATGGTATATCTGAGAAAAAGATTCGGGGGTCGGGGTCCCCGAAAGAAACACCATGGGCTTTCTGCTAAACATCTGCCTATACATTTTGGTGTACTTACCTGGCTTCGGGAAACCTCCAAACCTATGGTGCTCGTCATGTATAACAAGGTCGGGATTTGTCATCTCAATCTTGTGCATAGACTCATCATTCACAATCAAAATGTTGAACGCCTTGTCATATCCAAAGTCAATCCAATCATTATGTATGTTATTGATAGCCTTCTTTTTTGTTAGAAACAATACATTCTTAGCACCATATAGCCTGGCGATCTCCAATGACGTAAGAGTTTTACCAGTCCTTACCTCCATGGTAAGGTAAACTATCTTACGCTCACGAAGGATTTGGACAGCATTCTCAGCTATCTCTTCTTGGTATTTTCTTAATTGCATTTTATTAGAATTTTAATTCGTCATTGGGGTCTTTCTTTTCGAAGAACTCGACAGTCTTCCCTATAGCACTTCTGCTTACTCTTGGCTTGCAGTTGTACATAAACTCGCCCAAGGCATCTAGCCATCTGTAAAACTTAATGTGAGATATCTTATATCTTCCATAGTTTCCATAATCTGGATAGTCATCCGTGAATGATTTGTACATCTCAAAACCAGTGTGTAGTGGACCAACCTTGATGAATATGTTATCTGGAGAAGTTGCCCACTCCCAAAAGTCTGCACTAGTCTCTGCTATAAACTTCCTAGTCTTCAAGTTCTTAAACTCACTCCTAACCAATCCCTTGTTCAGATAGAACTGAAGATTAGATATCATGTAGTTGTCAAACCTAGACCACTCCTCATCGGACCAATCACTAAACAACATGTGGCCAAACTCACTTTCTGGAGTGAAATTCTTTGTGTAGTGTTGCTTAAACTCAAGGTCCCACTTCCTCCTCTCAAAGCTATTACCAGCACCCCTTATTGCATAGTTGGTAGTGATGATTATCTTTGGTGAGTTCTCAAATGGAATGTGTATCTCATCCTTGTTCTTCTTCTCAAGAGTAATCCCTTCAGTGATAACACTAAATAATCTCTCGAAGTCAAAGTTCCTAGCAACATCATCAAACACGAGTAGCTGCGTGTCTACCTGTACCCTCTGATATGCAAAAGACTTCTGAAAAGAGAATCCCTTACCATCTATAATGACCATCTTCTTCATGTGACTTAAAGACTTCACAAAGATACCCTTACCAGTACCACCCTCTGGATTGTCACTGATTACCTCATCGTTAAGTATCACAGCAGGACAATAACTTGCAGGCTTGTAAGAGTGCATCATGTACCCTATAGTAGACTCAACGGACTTTCTTCTGTCTGGATTGTTGCCAGATATGTTGTCTATAAACTTTGAAAACTCAGCATCCTCATCATTCCTAACAACAAAGTTCCTATCTATCTTCTGCTTCTCCCATATGTGTCCATCTAGATTTCTGTAGTCAATAGTCTCTATACTTGTACTAGTAACCTTTACGGCACAATTATTGAAATATAGATACGCTTCGTCTTGAGTGTCACCTATAAACTTCGCATCTAACTTTGAAACATAATTTAAGAAAGTATCTTGAAAGAACTTCGTGTTGATAGCAAAGAAATTATACACAGACATATCTCCCCTTGTCAGAAGGTAGTCCAATACAAAGTCCTTTATCATCTCCTCATTGACATCCCTTATAGTATTGTTTATTATCCTTACAAATACATAATTGTTTGACCCTGGAGGAAAGTACTTGTAGAACCCATTGTTCTCTAAATATTTCTTAAATAAATATGGAACAAGGTCTATCTTACCTTTGCTACTCTTGGTCCAAAAGTCGTCATCATTGACCTCTGGAACTTCATCTATGTTGTACTTTTTCTTGACCTCTCCAACTGGAATACCTTTCTTTATCTCATTATGAATGGCTGTCCTTACCATTGAATCGTCAAACTTTTTAGTACCAAACAATGCAGAGTTCTTATATGCACTATATATAATAGTAGGTATCTCGGATGCCATGTCACCAGTCACATCATAGTTATGAAGAACTGACTCAGCTACATTCCTTCCTATACCATACTCATTAAAAGCACATGCCAATATATACATGTTATTGTTTCTAGAACCCTCTACCATCCCATAGTCCTTCTCCCACCATGTCTTTAGATTTTTTATTATCCTGTCCTCATCGTCAATAGCGACAACCACAGTATTCTTCTTAGGTGGAACATAGTCACTCTTCATCTGGTCCCATGTGTCCGATAACTCATTTACATATACATCTGGATCGTATGACTCATAACAAACCCTGGATATATTCTTACAAGTCTGGTCGAACTCTGGCCTGTTATAGTAGTCTTGTAGTGCGTTAAAGTACTTCTTGTGATTACTTGCATCTTTAGGTATCCTTATCAACACCTTTATACCATCACCAGAGGGAGATAAAAAACACGCATATGTATACTCGTCACTTTCTATAAAGTCTCTAAACTTATATAGGTCTTCCATTGTATTGAACCCATCAAAGTCTATACATATTAATCCACTATGCTCAACACATGCATTGTCTGAACGCTCTGTAAACTTACCAGAAAAACAAATGGATGGTAGCTCCTTCTTCTTTATATTCCTAGCCTTCTTGTCTTCCTCATTTCTGATAGAGACAATCTTATCCATGGACTTGCCATCCCTTATTCTTGCAAGAGCAGTCGATACATCAACGTAGTAAGGCTTTGATGTGTCAACGACTGACTTGAAGTATGTTATCATATTCATTTATATCATTTAATAAAATTTTGTCATTCATTTTTATTAGCTCTTTGAACTTATACACTGAGTGGTGTATGGAAGAAGGATGCCTATTAAACATCTTTGCTATTTCAACTAACTTCATTCCGTCCTCAGATAATAAATGATATATATAAGCCCTCTTGTGAACAAGATCTCTTCTCCTGTTAGGCTCTATCAAATTGTCTCTATCAATCAACATTTTTATTTTCTCTTTCATATACTATTTTATTTGGGTAATCAATTTTTTCAATTTTGATACAAGGGAATACAAACTCCTTGCATTTTTTCATAGCGTGATTATCGTCTTTGGCTATTGTTATGTGGTAGTCACCATTACTAAATGAGTACTTATACCACTTGTATTCATTAATCATCATCTCTAAAATAATGAATGGCATACATTACACATATAACTAAAAATATAAACCACATGGCTCTCAATATATCTATCATACTATTTATTTTGGTTTAATAATTTCTCTGTTCTTTGATTAACCTGATCTTCTGACCAGTCTGGAAAAGAAACATGAAGTAACTCATGCACTACATCCTCTTCAGTCAATTGCCTGTCGTGATAAATGATTGCTATCTTGTTATTGTGGTCGGCTGATACACCGATGTAATACCTTTCCTCATTACCACAGCTATCGTCATACATTACTGCATCTGGATCGATACTCTCTGTTGTAATTGACCAGTTGTCCAATGACAAGATGTGCTTCCATTTTTCAATCATTGCCTCCTATGTTATCTTCTTCTTCATAAACAATTTCAATCTCCTCCTCCTTCTTGAAAACACACTCAGCACAACAACTTCCGTTGCCATGATTGGCTGTTGCAGGAGAGAATAAACTCATCATGCCAGACATAAAAAAACTTAACGCAATTATTACTTTATTCATTTTTTTAAGTATTTAAAAAGACAGACTAGCCACACCCATCTGCCTAGAATTTTTACCTATGTGGAGGCTAACCAACAGAATTCTAACTGCTACACACTATGAAACATGTATCTTAAAACGGAAGCGACTCATCCTCCTCCTCAACAACTTTCTTTGTTGCACTCTTCTTGGTTCCACCAGATAGAACGTCAACTCTAAAGCCATTCATGGAAGAAAATACCTTCGTATCCCCATTAGCATTCGTCCACTCTCGACCTCTCAATGAAAATGAAACCTCTACGGTCTGACCTTCCATAATGTTGTCAAGCAATGATGTCTTGTCTTGAGTAAACTCAAATGGTAATATCTGTGGATAGTTACTATCCGATTCATCTACTACAACAAGTTCTCTCTTCTTGAATTTGTCACTTACTTCTTGTGTTTGCCCTATATGACGGACAATACCTTGTAATTTAAAATTTGCCATTTAGCTTTTATTTTTAGTTAATAATTCCAATAATAAATCTAACTCTTCTACCTTAGTAACGTCAGTTAGTATAACGCTTTGACTAGAGATTACCCTATTTCCATCGTCCTCAACCATGACTAATGCAGTGTAAGATAGGATAATGATTAATCTCGTTCCCCTCATGTACTCAAGCTCGTAAACGAACTCATACCCATCAGAAAGACTAAACCCTCTTTCTATTAAATGATCGCTTGTGATTTCCATTGGCCTATGTACTTTTCTGCATAACTCATAGCTATATCTATCCTCTGGTCGATCTTCTTGATGTCATCACTAGTCAACTCTACATTCACTATTGTCTGTCGTAACGCATCAGGCAAATCGTCCATGTAATGCATCAAGTCGTCATCATTGTCGCCTATCAACTCCTCTGGAGTATTTACAAGCATATATGCTACCTCCCCATATCTCCAATGATTGCCAGTCTCTTTGGTCAACATATATAAATATTGTTTGACCTGCCATTCATACTGATTGTTCATCGCCTTCTCTATAGTCTTTGGAAATGTCTTCTTCGACCATGGAGACTTGATGTCGATGACCTTCATATTGTCAGCATCAACAATGTCTGGATGACCAGATAAGCACTTGTAAGACAGCTCGTAGTAATCGTCCAACTCATTTAACTTCCTGTAATTTGTGAAGTTTAACCTATTGTACAAAACTATCGACTCGTCCTCAACTATAGTACCCTTGCTAGTCTCCTTAGAATAAAAGGATGGTACATATCCCCAAACATACTGCTCAATAGATTCCTCGATCAATGTTTTTGCACCAGCAGAAAGTTGGTATGGAGCATCTCTCTTCACAATCAACTCGTCCCTAGTAAGAGCTTGCTTCTCAGTTAACTTTATCTTGGATAAAAGTCCGTCCAATGTCTCCTGCTGTTTGTCCGTTAGTCCTGCCTCCCCAAGAAATAACGGATACGATGATGATGCCCTAAGCCTCAACATCGCTCAAAGATTTAATTTGTTCTTCAGTCAGTTCATACTGCTTTGATATCTTCTCAAGCGTGGTCTTCTTAGACTTGATGGAATCAATAGCAACCTGTAACTTGTCATTCGGTAGAGAAGGCAAGGTCTTCTTTGGTAATGGTCTTGTGCTGAATCTTAACGCATCTACCATCCCTTGTGGACTCTTCACCTTCTCAGTGCCTAATACTATCTGCTTACCAATGTAGTTGTCAGGGTCGAATGAATTAAAGAATGTCTCCAATCTTTTGAAATTTGATCGGTTACATACCATCGGTTTGCTGAACTCTTTTAACTTGCAGAATACCTTGTCCTCTCTGCCCATCTCCCCGATGAACGTGTCTTGGTATATCTTTTCGATTGTAACGATTCTTGGCTCGTACTTGCCATCGACTTCCAAATCCCAGCTGCCTAGGTATCTGTTATCTTTCATAAGATTTCTCCAGTGTGCCATATATT